GTATCAATTATTTCAGATGTAATTTTAAAAATAGCTGGAGTCTCTAACCAAATTGAATCTACATCTGAAGGAATGGCAATATTGTTTATCTGTGTCTGTGAAGCTTGTAGTAAGCTATTCATAAAATCATCATTTAGAGAATCTTTACTTACATTAAAATTTTGAGAACATTTTTCATAATAAAATTTTAATTTATTTCTAATATTTAATAATTTTTTATAATATTGATTTATAAATTCTCTTGAATTATCACTTATTTCTAGTTCTAATTCATATTGGTATGAACCATCTGTAATTTTAGAAATTTCATAATCTGTAAAAGAAATGCAACGAACATACTCTACATTTTTTAAAAAAATTTCGCTTATCTCTGCTACTTTAAATAAAGAATCTATTGTTTCATTAGATGGTAATGTAGAAGCAAAATTTTTATTCTTTATATCATTATTGTTTAAAATAATAAAATTTTTATATTTTGTATAAAAAGATTTATTATATTTTAAAACTTTTTTATCACTTTCTGAAGTGGAGATAATTAATTTAGATTCTTGATTATTGAAAAAAGATGTTTTATCAAAAAATCTTTTTCTGTATAATTTAATATTTTTTAAGCTTACATAAGACAAAGCCTCTGATAATATGTCTGGATTATTATTATCAAATAAGAAACTGTATTTAACATTATTTTTTATTGTTTCAATGTAATCAAAATATATCAAAGAAGTCAAAACACCATTTTCGCTTCTAGATGTAAAACAATCGGAAATATAGTTGCTTTGTTTAATGTTAAGAATATTATTTATCTTTCTTAAACCAAGCTTCTGAAGATTAGAATTATTTGTTGTTTTTCTCTTATCTTTTATTTTTAAATTTGTTACTGGAACTTTATTTAATTGTTGTGGTTTAAATGTGTTACTTGTAAAATATTTACCATTTTGTACAACTACATCACCACCATAAACCTTACCATTTGAATTTAAAAATAAACTTGATTCTAGATTTGTTTTATTATTCTCAATAATAAGCTCAATTGCTGGCTTGCCTTTTAGTTCAATGTTATTTGGTAAATTTAATTGAAATTTATTTATAAACTCATCTAAATCAAGATAGGTGTTTGCAAAGACAGACATATGTTCATAATTTAAATTTTTTAATCCAATTTTAATATTATAAAATAACTCTGTAATTTTTTGATCAAAATTAGTAATTGGAGTCTCAACTTCTCCTAATATTTCTTTTAGTGAAACAATTTTTGTGATAGTCTTTTCATTATCTTTAACTTGTTTAATATCAGATGGTAAACCTAAAGCTACGTATTGATCATAAAATATTTTACTTGTATTTATTAATACTTTTAAGTATATAGAATCAATAATGTCTACATTTTTAAACCAAGAATCATCTGTTGTTTTATCTATAGTATTAAACACTGATAAGTTTATTGATAATATTAAATTTTTATTACTAGTATTTTTATTTTCTAATGTAAATCCATTATGAATAATTTTTTTACCTTTTGATGTTTGTGTGGTTAAAACTTCTCTATCAACATCAACGTGTGGGTTTACTTCTGGCAATGGTTCATTTTTTTCATCTAAAGTAATTTTATTTATAAAAACATTTGGTAAAATTGAACCAACTAGATCATCATTAAAATTATTAAATATAACACTATCAATCATTTTTTATATCCCACATTGTTCAATATCTTGTTCGGTTATATTGGAACCATAAATATTAACTCTTGTTAATAAGTCTTTTCTTTCTTCACAATTAAAATCTTCATCAACAAATTTATTCTCTGATTTAAATTTTGATATTGATGAGCATATTTCTGTTTCTGGTATATCATCATCTACAAGTAATTCAAAATAATACTCAACATAACTTGGAGAGTATTCAAGATTTGAGAAAGAAACATTATCTTCAACCATTATATTGTTTATAACTTGTTGTGGTTGTGTTTGAAATAATAGAGGTATTAGAATCTCTCTTTTAGTTGCCTGCTCATTGTCAAGCCCAGGTGTATAAATAGAACCAGAAACATTTTCTTGTTCAACCATGAATATTTCAATATCAAAATTTTCTTTTTCAAATTCAGTATTTTTTTCAATTGCATGTAATAGAATACTATTATCTACAATTGATAAGTAAGTATTATCTGGTAAGATTGAAGAGTCTGTATACCTAAACTCTTCACTGATTCTTTCTTCAACAGAATTATCTTTAACAATAATTTGAAATTTAAAATTTAAATCTATTTGAGGAATCTTTTGTGTTGAAAAGGCACCAACTAAATTAGAGTTACTAGAGCTTATTTCTCCATTTAAAAAAGTTAAATTAAATGATGGTGCTTTATTGCTGTCAAAATCACTAGTACCAATAGGACTAACTAAAGAATAAAATTTTTCTGTTGTATTTGGAATATTTAATCTTTCTGTTTCTGGTAGTTCTAAATTATATTTGTTTTGTTTTATAATTTTTTTTAATTCTGTTTCTCTGCCAGAAAAAATATACTGTGTCTTATTGTATAAAGTTTCGTCTTGTATTCTTGTTTCAATATCATTTCTAGACTCAGTAACACCACCATATTGTCCATCATATAAAATATTATCATCAAAAAATGAATAATAAGCTGGCTTCATCTTTCCTAAAGATAATAAGTATTTACCATGCTGTGTCAGTTGTAAATCAATTACTTCTTCTTTTTTATTAAAATATGACATTTAAATCCTTATTTTTTTGTTAGTCTAGTAACTGTTTTTGACAAAGTTGAAGTTAATGAATCGTTATTTGACTTAGTAGTTTTGTATTGTTCGATATTAGAATTATTTAATTTTGTTAAAGTATTGTTGATAGAAAGATCTGCTGTTTTTAGTGGACTACCAATATTACTTGTAGTAATTTTTGGACTTGGTACTTTAACTTTTGTATCCTCTTCATCAAAATTAGATATAGTAATTTCACAACCTAAATTAACTAGTTCAACAATTGAGAAATAATCATAAGGCCAATTATAAGAGTATTTTGGTTTTGTAGAATCTGTTAATGGTTTGAAAGAAACATCATCTATTTTAAGAATATCAGAATGTAAATCTTCATAATAATCAACATTAGCTTTTTGCTTAGCTTTAAAGATCATCCATTGTACATTAGTATCGTATGTTTTATTTTTTGAAGAGTTTTCGTGACCCATCAATTCATTAAACAATAATTTGTGACTTATTGTAGAATTTGATTTAACAGCTTTAACACCAGATTTAGGACTTAAATTTTGCCAAATATAAGATAAATCATTTTGATCAAAGTCTTGATAGAATTCAAATATATACATAGAAACTGGTGTTACGCCTTCGTTATTAATAAAATCAAATGTTGGTGGTAATACATATTTTTTCATTTTATTGACCATTTCTAATATTGTATTACCAGGAACATCAGAACCATCTTTTAAACTTATAACGTTTCTTTCCAAGGCAGTATCAATAACTTGTTGAGGTATTTCAAAGAATTTTCTTCTTCCATTTTTTTCAATAAAAGGAACAGCAACTATAGCTTCGTATACTCTTCTGTTAGAACTTACTTTGCCCAATTTAACTGGCTCTTTACTAAATCCTACAAGATCAGATAAAGATTTAATAGAAGAGCTTGCTTGATAATACAAGCTGCTAGTTGCATTTGGATGATATTGTAACCAATTAGAAGGTATATTACCAATTTGTAAAAATACGCCTTCATCATTTTGAGGTATTTTACCAAACTGGTGCCATATACCATTTGGAACTGAAGATGCACCGCCTAACACATTTGGCAAACTTTTACTAACTTCATTAAAGTTTAACATTGGAGTTTCAAATTTTGTTTTTATATTCCAAAAAGAATTATCAGTATCATACCTAACTACAGAAATCTTATTATTTTTATCATATTCAATAGTTGGTGTTGCAGAATAAGCATCTAAATATAAGGAAGCAGATAATTGCATAGAATTTACATTTGCGTTTCCTCTACCATAGAGTGTATCTGTTCTACCACCCCAAAGGTTCTTTTCAACCCCAGCATTATCAAGAGAAGAACTTCTATCATCAATTCTTAAATAATTTATTGTTGAATTAGAAATAATTTCTTTTAATGAATATTTTTTAGTTTCTTTTGCTTTAAATACAATATCTGCCCAAGATTCACCGTTATAGTATGGTGGAGTATAAGCTGGGTTCCATCCATTTATTGATTCTCTTGCGGGCCATAAATAAGTTGAACCACTCTTTACTGTTGATATTATTGAGCCAGATTCGCTTGAAGTAAGTATAGATGCAACACTTGGACCAAATGCGGTTGGTCTACTGTAAAGAGTATAAGTTTCTCTAAGACCAGCATTAGAGCCGCTAAATTCATAATCATAATAAGCGTCGGGGTCTTGTGGTAATTCGTAAGGTAATAAACCAAAACTTCTTCCCTTATTTAAGGATCTATATAATCTAACTCTGGCACCATATACTGAACCAGAAACAAGATTTAAATTAAGTGCAGAATCTGTTTTTGATTTTAATGATGATAATTCTTCATTTTGTAAAAAGAATTTTGGAATCTCAGATACAAAATTATTAATCATTAATTTATATTTTTCATTAGTTCCATCACCTTGTAAAATTGCATATTTTCTTGAGACAAAGCTTCCACTCATCCCAATTGAAGCTGATGGGTGTGGATTATTATCAAACAATTTTACATTTTTAATGTAATCTTCTGGTTTTAATAAAGTTTCAAATGGAATTCTTAAGTCAAAATATGGACTAGTTGAGCCAGACTTAGTAATCTTTCCAATTCTCCAATTACCATCTACATTATTTGCACCAAATTCTCCAGCAGAACCAGAACCAATATTTAATAATTCATTTGACGAATTAGCGTTCAAGTTGATTACAGGATAATCAATAGAAATACCAGATTTTATTGTATTATATAACAAACCAGGAGAAAACATTACGTCCATAATTGGTTTTATTGAAAGATGTTTAGCTGGCACAGTAGGCCAACTTACTATTGTTGTCCCATCAATTAATATATCTTTATAATATGATGCTGAAAATGCATTAATTATTTGTGTTGTTCTTTCTACTGGGTAGAATCCTTCATATGGAATAAATTTAGAAATAGCATTACAAGTTAAAGTTATTGAGGTTGGTTCAGCTATATCAGAATGATCATTTACTAATATATCAAAATTTTTAAGTAATTCTGATGTTGAATAAACTTTGTAAAAATTTGTTTGGCTGCTACTTGCTGCGGCTGACAAGCCACCAGTAACAGAAAATAAATTAATATTTTGTTTTAAATAATCTTTATCATTTAAATAAAACTCAATTTGATCACTTATTCTAAATTCTGGAACAACTGTATATTCTTTACCAATAAACTTTAGATCACTAGAATAATCATCATAAGAATTATAAAATGGATTTCTAGACGAAGAAACTTCTATATTATTATCGTATTCTACAGCTTGTTCATTTGCTTGCCATTTTGCGTCACCAAAATAAATACTAGCACTTCCAAATATTAATCCTGTTTCTGTTGATGTATCAACTTCAATACCAGTATAGGAAGCTAAAGAAGAAGTAGAAAATAATGTATGTCTTTTAGCCAATAAAGGAGATGTATAAGAAGAGTTGTAATCTTGGAATATTAAATCACCATTATTGCGTTGTAAAATTCCACCACCGTTTGAGTTTGCTATAGAATTTACATAAGAAACTCTTGTATCAAAGTTCTTTACTGCGTCTAGAGGCCATATACTTTGACTTTGTATTTGTATAGAATCAAATCCAGTTGCTGTATTATCAATTCTTTCTGCGTAAGAATCTAACCAGCTTTTATAAATAAATGTTGGTCTTGTATTAATAGATAAGAATATGTTAGTTGAAGATGGATAAAGTGTATTTTTATATGTTAAAGAATCAAATCTTTCAAAAGGACTTTGTTCGCTTTCTAATCCACCATTTAAATAAGTTTTAGAAATTCTTTTATAAGCTTGTGAATCACAATTATTTAATGAAAGTTTTTTATTAATTTCATTATTAGAAAAATAATTTATTTCATTTTCAAGAGTAAATTTAATAGATACATTTGTTGGTGGTTGCGCTAAATCTCCAACATTTACGTTAGTTGTTATGCCTCCTTTAACTGTTGATGGATAATTAATTTTTATTGGTGATTCGCTATAGTTATTTATACTATAAGATATATTTGATGATTTATTAATAATTGAAGATAAACTTGGATTTATATTATTAAATTTTCTTTTATTTTGTACTATTGAAAATATATTATTTTTTCTGTTATATCTAACAATTTTTCCATTATTATTTCTAATTTGATTAAAGCTGGTATACCCATACCCACCGTTTCTGTTTAGTAACAGCGAGTTTAACAAACTAGAACTTCCAATACCTACAAAAGAGGATACTATTGAGCTTGTAATGAAAGAACTTAAACCTAGTGTATTATCTGAAGAAGTGTTGATAGAATCAACAATTATATTATTTAATCCTACAAAATCTACTGGTAGTACGGGAGATTCTACACCTAATTGATTTGAATTATTAAGACCAAAAAGGCTTGCGCTTATAATAACTAAAGATTGTGTAGTTGAAGTAGATGAGGAAGGTACTGTAAAAGACTCTACAATATGTCCATTATCAGAATAAGTTCCTGTTGCTGCATTTTTAATCCATGAATAACCAGAATCTTTTTGAGGAATTTGGTGTGTTACAAAACCATTATCATTGTCAATTCCATCGCTAGAAGAAATTGGATTTCTATTTGTTTTGTGGAAAGAAGCAATAGTTGTAGAGCCAGAGGCATAACCTCCAAAATCTGTTTTATTTGAAAGGAGTGAATTTAAATCTTTTTTAGAACCAGAAACAATTGAAGGATATTGTGTAGTATCAGTTGCTAAATTTTCAGAATTTCTAGAACCATCACCAATAATTTGTTTATTTCTAAATGGATAAGCGTTATAAACAGATAATTCTTCAGCATAGTTATTTAAATAACCTCTTGATCTTGTTCTATAATCACCAGGAGCGGAAAATCTATTTATTATTACAGATTTGTTTTCTGTTCTAGTTGGTAATTCATAATCTAATCTTCCATCTGTTATATCTGTTCTTACAATACCAGCTAATTCAGTTTGATTTGATGGATTTGCTATATCTAATAAAGTTCTATTATTTGATGTAGCCCCAAAAGTATGTATAACTTCATAAGTTTTTGAATAATTTCCTAAATCAATTGATGAAGTAGTAGATTGAATATTCTTAATGTTTATTGGTCTTTTTGCAGTTTCTTCTCTAAAGTATGTAGCTCTTTTGTGTGCTACTACTGGATAACCAGGACTAAATGGATTTCCTTCTGGGTATGGATAATCTGCTCCAACGACACCTATTGCTGTTTCGTAACTTCCAGTTGTACTTCCAGTACCCAACAATATTTTCCAAGCTTCTGGTCTTGTTGTGTAATCATCTGCTCCTGTATTTATAGAAACGTGTCTAGATTGACGACCACCAACCCACCTATTTGTAAATGGACCTTGAATTGGAGTTTCCTTATCTTTTCCATAAACATCATTGTGTACGTTAGTTATAATAACATTTTGCAAAAAATTATCTACTACAGATTTTTGGTAGCCTTCAGATACAGTACCACTAATAATATTAAATGGTAATGCAAATTTTGAATCAATTACTTGATTGTAATTCAATGAAGAAGATAAATAATCTCTACCATGTATAGTTTTAAAATAATATTTTGTTTTCTTATTTGGGTCCAGTATATCAGTGCAACCTGCTCCGACAGAACTTGTATTTTCAATACCAATAAATAAGTAATTTGCTGGAACATTTATTATATCGTCGGTGTCTAGTGGCCCATGTGGTTGTGTTGCAATTGCATTAAAATCAATATTCTTATTGATTTCAAAGTTTATTCCACCACGTAAAGTTTTGGATTGTTCAATACTAAATTTATATGGTGTTGTGTAAGAACGATTAATTACTTGAGTTTTAGCATCAAACACTTTTTGTCTATCTGTATTACGTTCGGACCTATTGCTCCACCATAAACAGTTAGAATCCTCAGAATTATTTAATGGAGCATGACCAACTCTCCAATTATACAATAACTTATTTACAGATTGCATACCAGTTTCTGGATCTGTACCTTTAAACTCCATACTTGGAAACTTATTCCAATACTTGTTTCTTTCCAAAATATGATTTTCTACTAAAGTTCTAATATTTTCAGATATATTAGCAGATGCTGGTATAAGCTCAGCCAACATTAAAGATAGAGATGTATCAAACCATTGATAAAAATCTATATATTTATCAAGCTCTGGTGTATTACCAAGTTTATTAAAGAATAGTTGTTTTAACTTACTTAAGTCTTTATATTCTTGTCTGTATCTATTTACTGGTTCGCCAATAAGATTGTTAAAGTCAACAATAGTACCAAACATATTTATAATTTCTTCTGATATTGTTTGGTACATACTTTTTTCAAATACAAAAAAATTATTTATTGTTGTTGTGTCTCTGGTAAAGGTTTCATCATCTTGCGATAAAATATTGATTGTATCTTCAGTATTTAATACTTCTGGCAGTTGTTGTTTAGCACATGAAACATACTCGTTATTTACAACTTCAATATCGTTTGGTAAGAAGAAATCTCCTTGTCCACTGTAATTTCTTTTAGTTATGTTGCTAAGCCATGAGTAAGTTGTTGTAGAACTATTTGTATCGTAGCTAATATCGTAAACTGTAAATTTTGCATCTTTTGTTGTTGGTAATAAATCGCTACTATCACTAGAAGAAGATACTTTATTAAAATTCCAATTTAATGCTAGTGTTTCAATTTTTGGAATATATAAATTATCAGTATCAGTTTGTGTTAAGAATGCATTTTTATATGGATGTAGAAGACCATAATTATCAATATCTTTTGAATGTGCTATTATTTCTTCATCTTCTAAATAAGAATTCCAATATTTTAATGATGAAATTTTAACATCTGAATATGTTAAAACATTGGCTGAAGAAGTAAAGTTTGTTACATGGGAACCAACATAAAATCTTTTAGCATTTTCTGTAAATGCGCTGCCAGTAACAGAATTAATTGATGCTGTAAGTAAAAATTCATTTTTTACAGAATCATAAATTGTTTGAACTCCATAAAATTCAACAGAATAAGAAGTTGGAGTTGAACCAGAAGCTAAATCAACATTTTCAAATTTGTCTGGTTTTATACGAACAGCAAAATTCCATTTATTATTATCGTACAAATCGTAATAATAACTTGAAGTAATGTTTATGGATAAATTTGTATTTCTTAATTGAAAGTAGGCATGTTTAGAATCTTTTTCTGACCTTACGGCATATACTTGAAAATTATTAAGGTCTGTTGAGTACCAAGTATAATTTGTGTTACTACTAGAGTTTGCACGATGCATACCAAATAAAGAAGAAGATAATAGTGGATATGAGAAAAATGCACTATCAGATTTAGAAAAAGTCTTAGGAAATAGTACTTCAGCTTCTACAGTCATGCCAGTGTATGAAGAAGAAACATTACCAGGAATATATGTAAGCTCTCCAGTTGATGAGGTATGTTGATAAACTGTACATTCAAATCTGTCTGGGTCGTTAAAATCTACAAATTTCTTTTTTATTGCAGCAGCATATCTGTTGTCTTTTAATGTATATGTAGAATTATTAGCATAAAGATTTAATTTGATTAATTCTGTATCAATACCGAAACATCTTATTAAATTTCTAAATGATTTTTCGGTGCCTTTTGATTTTAAGATTGCATGTAAGTTATTGTATATATTACGATAAATAATGTTTTTAATGTCTATTAAAGATTCACTAAATTCTTTTGTTTCACTTCTATTAAGAATCTGTTCTAAAATATTAACATCTGCAAATATTTCTGGTGCTATAAACCCAACAGATTCTAAAAGTCTGTTATTATAAATATTTGGCTTTCTTCCCTCTACTGGATATTCAATATTTTTAAATTTATTAACTTGCTCTACTTGTAAATGTAAAGAGTCAAAATAAGTTGATAAAGTTTGAACAAGGTTTGGAAGCAAACCTTCTCCAATATTTTCTTCTTCATCTCTTATCCATTGTGGAATAAACGTATAAAGTTGTGCATTATTAGTTTCATCGTGATTAGAAGCTGATAATAATAGATTTGATAGTTCTGTTTGATATAATGGATTTTCTGCATATAGAATTGGATCTGGTTGTTCTGTATCTGCTGCTGATGCTAAAACGATTGCAGAGCCTGTGCTTCTGCATTGTTCAACATACCCAACAAATACGCCGTTACTAACTCTACCAGAATAATCTAAAATTTTAGAATCAATTGAAGATGTATAGGTCAAACCTTCATTAAATTTATAATATACACCTAAATTAATATTTGCTGTGTCTGTATTAGTACCGCCATTAACATTAGTAAACCAAAATCTTGAAATTTGTTTATCAGTTCTTGCGTTTTTCCAATATCTAAATTCATCTAATGAGCCACTTAATTTACCCCATCCTATTGCAGTAGTTGGAGAACCAGAGGCAGCAGTTCTTAAAGAACCCAAAGATGCTAAAAATGCTCCTGTGACTTCTGAGATAGAAGTACCAGTTGTTACAGTATCATCAAGATTACCATTGACATATAGTTTAGCTTGTATGTTAGAAGATGTATTTGACAATACAAAAGCATAATGGTTCCAACCAGAAGAAGTTATTTCTTGTCTTGTGATTGTGCCTATGCTTGTGTTGATGCCATTTGAACCAGATTGAGCAATAATATTGAAAACTTGATCAGCCGTATTGGATGATGCAGATAATTGTATAGTCAATCTTCCATAAGAATTACTAGATGAACTTTCATTATTCCAAGAATCAAAAATTACTTCTTTATTTGTTTTAGTTAAATCAAATCCATCTTTTTTTAACCAAAACTCTACTGTAACTCCAGTATGTAAATCTAATTGCAAATTAGACTTAACAGAATATTCAGTAGAATATTTATTTGAAGTTTCAAAAATTTCTTTTAAGTTTGTTCCAGAACCAGAGTTTGGTCCACCTTTTAAAGATATATAATTTAATGTTGATGGTAAACCGTAACCATTAACTATAGAACCAACTCTACTACCCCAACCATTTGGTGATATTGTAACAAAACCAGTTGTTCTTGGATATTTGTTATTATAAATCCAATTACCCAAATATGTTGAAGTGTTAAAAAATTCAATTTTTTCTTTTAAAGAACCATCATATGGATATTGATCTTTTATTCTAGTAAAAGCATCTTCATAATATTTTTTTGCAGATCCATATTTTGCAAAATTTTTAGGATCTGAAAAATCTACTTCTGGAACAAAGGTTTCGTTTTGTTTTATTTTTTGTTCTAAAAGGTCTGAAGACTCTATTTCTGTTTTTAAATCTTCATTGCTACTTGAACTTATTACTTTGATATTTTTATTGATCTCAAATAGATTTTTTATACTCATTATGTATGCTCTTTATCCACTCTAAATTTAAATAGTTCGTTTTGCTCAATCCACGAGAAAGTAGCACCATTATAATAACATAATTTTATCCCATAGGCGTATCCAGGTTCCAATAAAGACATATCTAAATCAAAATAATTTCCATTAACATCAAAAGATAAATTAGTATAATATTCTTGTGAACCTGTAGAATATGGTATTACTTCTAAATTATCTACTAATCTATAAACTTTATACGAACCACTTTCTATTATTGTTGGAACTACTTCGGAAGTTGCTACAGTATAGATGTTTGGATTCCAATCTTTTGGTCTTGTAAATATTTTAAATCTTGCTATTTCGTTAGACCCATAAGATTGTTTTAAATTAATAATTTTATTAAAATATTTTGTATGTGGAGCATAATCGTATGAATCATATTCAATTGTATCAATAGCACCAGTATGAAAACAAGTTGTTAATGCAGAATTAAACCATCTATCAAAAACTTGACTTGCTGTGGTGTTTAAAGCAAATGATGCTGAATAAACACCAGTAGAAACCCAACCACCAGTTACTGGACTGTTTGGAGTTGTAGTTATTTGTGTACTACCAGAAGGATTACTATAAACTTTAACATAAATATTACCAGTTCCAATAGAAGGTATATTTACTAGTCTACCTCTTGAATAATTATATAAGTAAATTGTATTCAGATTATCTTCAGCAGGAACGTTTGCGCTGCTTAAATAAAAATTATTTCTATCATCTTTTACTGTTGAATCCCAACGTGCTTCTAGTGTTGGTCTAAAAAAGAAATACTCTGAAGATCTAGAGAAAAATTTCTTTGTGTAATAAGAAGTTTCGGCACCACTTGGATTGTGTGGTATTGAGTTAAAATCTAAACCAGTAGAGCTTGAGTAATAAGCTTCATTGCTAGAAGTTAGTTTAATAGCAACACCATAATTAATTTTTGTGCCATTTATCCATTGTTCAACTAAACTTGAAACATCTAATTTTAGATGTTCATATCCTTCATCAAAACTTTGTGTAAATATTGGACTTGTATGAAAATCACCACCTACTTTTGTCCAAGCTGTTCCACTAGAAGCATTTACCCAATTTACTCCAATACCGTTGTAGGTTGAATCAGAATAGTCTTCCATATCTAGCCCGTTTCCTTCCTGCCAAGATCTGGAAACTGGTATAACTTGAAGTGTATAATTTCTTGGTAATGTCAAACCATGAGCAGCGTTATAAACATTCAAGTAAAACTTGACACTACCGCTTACTGGTATTGTACCAGCACTTCTATCACTTATTATGTTAGAAACTGGAAACTCTAACAAACTCCTCATTAACTCGGTTGATCCACTATCTGCTTGTCCATAAATTGAAAAAACTTCTAGTATGTCAGCTCTACCCATATTAGAGCCAGTAGCTCTATTTTCTAGGTCTGCTTTGTAAGCATTAGTTATTGAAGCATCTTTGGAAGCAAAATATTTCTTTATAGCCATTATAAAATAGTTCCTACTATATCAGTTTCTGGGTATTTTAATTCAAAAATACAATTTTCTGGGCATTTTATGTAAGACCCATCTGCTGAAGATTGCTTATCAACATCTAAGTATGTACTAGAGTAGCCGTTTCCTGTTTTAATTACAATTTTAACTTTTTTAGCGTCTTGAACGCCTATTGTAGAATTTATAATATTATAAATCTCATTTACATAAATTGGTTCACCAATTTCAAATATTTTAGCAAACCTTGTTGTAAGCCTTGTATTTATTGAATTTAAAACTGTAAATTTATTATCTTTACTTGTAGTTGATGCTTTGTAAGCAATAGAAAAATTAATGATTTTTGTATCAAGTATGTCTATTGTATCATTTATCATTTTTTTTGATAAAAGCCAAGTTTTTAAATTATTTTTTATTGTAGAGTTTGTTTGTGTTAATTTACCAGATGAATCTTCAGAAATAATATATAAATTTAAATTTCTTTTAATTGAATCTTGATCGCGAAGTATATTACACTTTGCAATAGAGCCGTATTGTTGTGGCATTGCATAGATTAATGCTTTATAGTCTTCTCTTGTTACTGCTCTATTTTGACTACTATAAGTAGACAATGCTCTTAATCTAATTTCTTCTGCACTTGGTAAAGTAACGCTTCCTATTATTGGTTGTAGATTTTGTACTTCTAGAGAAGATATTACAGTATTTTTTGTTAATTGGTTTAATGTAACTTCATTTTCAAATTTAAATATTGAATTTTGTACACTATTGACTGTACCAACTGCTGCATTAGAATTTCTTGTTGTGTTTACTCTATAAAAAATTGTTAATTGTGTATTAGAAGGAGCAATTCCAAATTTATCTGTTTCTAATAAAACAGATGGATCAAAACTTGAATCTGTAACATAATTTTTGCCATATAAATCCATAACAATTGTTTTTGGATCTGCAAAAGATGCATCTACAATAGACGAGTCTGAGCCATAACCAAATTGTAATGTTGTTTCGTTTAACAATTTTTCAACAACAAATCTTCTTGGAACTATGATTGGTTTTATTATAGATGGTACTCCATCCTGTAATGCATTTGCGTTTGTAGTTTCAGAATATATTGTATTTTGTGCAAGATGCTCGACTTCATAATAAAAATTACCTTCTCTGTCTTGCACTGATAAAATTTCAGTGATGTTTGGATTAGATAAAGTAATTTTTGTAAATCTTTGGTATGCATCGACATTTACAGTCTCTTTAACAATTATACCAGAAACAACTTTACCATCTGCTTTTACAGCATATGTGATTGGTAAACCAGTTGTTATGTCAACGTCAGCTACAACAATTTCATTTTTTAAATTATCAAATTTTACATTTTCTGTTAGTATGAAAGATGTACCATTTTGATTAGCAAAAGAACTACCTCTTAAAAGAGTTGGTAGATATGCAGTATCTGGTCCTAATCCATTTGAGTTTGCTGGTACTGATATGTAGAAAGATAGAATACCAGTTGTAGAAGGAGAGTTTTGATATTTGTAGCCTAGCTGTCTAGATAGTCTAACAACATTATTATATTCTGTAGCAGAATCTAAAAATGATTCATTTATTTGATAATCCAAATAAAATGAAAGCATATCTCCAATATATGAGACACCTTCCAGCATGATAGAACCAAAAGAATTATCGCTAAAATCTTTATAGTTGTCTGGGTAGTTAATTTTAATATACTCTTCTAGATCTTTTTTGATACTAGTATATTCTTTGTTTGTGTATTTTATTACGGGTCTATTTTTAGCCATACTATAATTAGATTATATAATAATTTATGTTGTAACTGGTAAAGAAAATACTTCATCACTTCTTAAAGAAGGTATTGTAAAATAAACTATAATTGATAGTTTGTTTAAATTATCTACGTTTTCAGTTGTTCTTATAGAAACAATATCTACATTTCTAACATATAATCTAGCTTGCTGTGATATTTTTGTTTTAATCTCGTTTAGAGTTTCTGGAACTAAAGGCTCAAATAAATAGCGTTTTAATCCAACACCATAATTTGAATCTACTCTTTCACCAGGATTTGTTAATAACAAATTTTTTAAATTTTGAAAAGTAACTTGTTTTATAGTTTGTGTTAATTGTATTCCATCTATTTCGTCAGAAGTTAGTGGTAATACTGGTGATATTCCAGCCATAAATTATACCTCGTTTGGTTCTTTGCATAGTTCGCCAGTTTTATCAAAAGGTCTTTCTTTAACAATTCTATTTTTACCAGACATTCTACCAACAAAATCAATTGGTTTTATTCCGTAGAAAAATCCTCTAATAGTATCTTTAAGCTTGGCTCTATCTCTCTTTAGTGATTGTGGTTCATAATCATATTGATTTGAATTATAAATCATTTCAAAAATTTGTCTTGCTGCTTTTTTAGAATTAGAAAATTTTATTTCATCTGGTACTATAGTTTGTTGTTTTGGTTTTAGCCAGCCATCATCAACGCCAATAAAATGCATAAAATTATTATCAATTGTAATAGCCGCTAATGACATAAATCTATTAATTGGAAAACAATAGTTAAATAATAATTTATAATTTTTATCTTTAATTAATTTATCTAATAAGCATTCATAATTATATGAATTTTCACCATTAAATAAATCTAAAGTTCCAATTTGTTGATCTAGTAAATCTACTTCGACTGATACTAATGGTATTACTGTTTTCATATTTGTGTTACTTTCATATTGACCAACATTAAAAGCTTTGTTTGATAAACAGTTTTGTAAATTAACGTTTTCTAACAGAGGTTCTGATACTGAAGGAACATACGACAATCTTAATCCATACTGAATACCTATTGTTGTACCAAGTATTACTTCTTGTTGTTCTCCGTTTACTTCTCTTATTTCTGTAGTTAGATCACCAAATAATTCTGATATATTCTTTTGTTTAAGATCGTCTGGTAATGTTGAAATAAAATTTTGAAAATCATTAATGTTTACAACATTAAATAAATTATCGTTTCTATTAATAATTTCTTCTCTAATTTGATCAGTCTTATCAACCAATTTTATGTATCTTTCTAAGAAAAAAGCTCCATTAACAATTAAATTATTAAGTTTATTTGGTAATATGTCAATTAACGTTTCATCAAACTTAAATGGAGTATCTTCTAAGTTAGAGGCAACATCAAAATAACTATATTTATAACTTGGAAATATAAAATAATCATTATTTAAATCTTTCTTAGTTATATCAGAACTCAACATATGTCTATTAATATCACTAATAGTTGGACCTACTGGTGCTAAAAGTAAGTTTTTCATTCTTTCTGATAGTAAAATTATTTGTTCTTTTATTAAAGAATTTAATAAAATTTTTGCTATATTTTTGGTTTGTCTAATGCATTCTAATCTATATTCTTTTTTAAGCTTTGTAAGACTTGTTCCAAATCTAGCTTGTACAGTACTAAAATTATCAAACTGTTCATTAATAACTTTTCTTAAAAAGCCAGTTTGATCAAATTTATTAATACGGTTTATTAAAATTCCATTATTTTCTGCATTTCTTAAAGAAACTAAATGCTCATTTGTTAAATTAACATATTTTTGTTGAAAGTCGTTTAAATAACCAACAGCATTTTGTTCTGCTGTAGTTGATTGGATTTCTTGCATATCCAATCTTCTTCCATATATTTGTACAGCTTGTTCTAAGAAAAATAGATAATATTTATCATCTTTCTGCCCAAACAAACCAGTATCTTCTTGTAAAAGTCCATTTTCTATTTTTTCAGAAATATATTGTAAATACGTTTCGTCCATGATGTTTGGAAAAGATATTGCATATTTTGTATATATTGGCATTGTCTTTAAAATACTTTCTACAATATAAATTCTTATAGTTGCCAACACGATCCCTTCTAAAAATGAATTATTTATTTTACTAAACAATTTTCCATAAGGTGGCTCAGATAAACACTCTGGATCTTGCCCTACTCTATCGTCTTCTTCCAATTTATCTGATAATTCGTTAATTCTTTTCTTTATTTCATCAAAATTAAATAATGTTTCAACTTTTGGTTCACACATTGGTTCTGGCATACAAGATTCAAGAATACCTAACCAACCACTTTGCTCAGCTCTTTTCTCAATATAAATTGGTGGTGCTTCCTCTGTACCACCATATTTATTTGGGTCTAAGAATTTTACTCTTGGATTTACTGAAACTGGCTCTAATGTTTCTGGATCTAACTCAAGATGCTCATCTTTTACAACACTTCCATCATCAAATATAGAACCTACCTTGAATGCTTCGTTCTCAAATGTAATATCTCTTAAAATAAATTTTTGTAATTCTTTTGTTATAATATCAAATGATTGTTTTTTAGAAAATTCAGAAAATTCTTGTATATTTGATGCATTAGAATTGAAAATTGAATTGTTTATATATTGATTAAACACTGCTGATTGTGGAGAGTGTTCATATCCATTTATAAAAAAGTTATTTTTTGCCTGTATTACATCTTGGTCGTATGAATGTTCAACGTTAAATATGTATTCAATATTTTTAAATTTTTCGCCATTTCCATCAAATACAACATTTGCACCATTAGATTGAAAATCTAAGAAATTTAATGGTGATAATTCTAATTCTAATCTAGAATTGATTCTTTTTCTTACAACTAAAACTTTACTGTAATCTTTATAGTTTGGGATAAATGTATCAGCTACAGTTGAGCCAATATGCATATTGCACAAAACATCAAAAGAAATTGATGATTTTTCATTACTAATATTAATAGATAAATCTGGTGCTTTTCCTAAACTTGATTCAATATAAGTATCTCTACTATTTGTTGGAACTAAGTTTTTATTGGCATCTGCTAAAGGCTCTAGTGTTGCCAAAGTGTTTTTTAATTCATTAGCAACAGTTTCTGGAAGATATGTTTCTTCCATAGAATTTTCTGATGTTAAGTATATCCTACTTTCAAGAAAGTAATTTTTTTGGCCTTCATTATCAAATGTTGTAGCAAAAAAATTATTTAAACGTTTATAATGGCTTGAATAATAATTTCCACCTATATCTATCAAAACATTATCAAAAAATGCATTATTTTCTGTATCAAATAAAGGAAATGTTAAGAATGGTGGGTCTATTACATCTTTAATAAAATTTTGTTCTAATGAATTAAAAATATACTCATTAGTTTCATTCATAATTTCAGTTACTACTGGGAAAGTACTTGGTAATATACCATTTTGATTACTTGAATTATTTCCACTTGGAGTACACAGAGAATCAGAAGCAGGATCTGAAATTAATGGTGGTAATTGAGATGCTAAATAACTGCCAATATCAGAACTTGCAACAATATTAGAAACTTGTTGCATATTTTCAATATTTCTTTTTCTTAATTGTTCTAGTTGATGCTTTATTTGATCATTTGTCAAGCCTTTGTTTGCAAGCAGGCTTGATCTTAAATTATCAAATTCTTCTAATCTTTCTGGTGTTGGACAAATAGAGGATGTTTCTCCAAATGCTGGATTAAAAGAAACAGCTTGTCTTGCTTGCTCCTCTAACCTATTTATTAAATCTTTTGGTATTAAAGTTCCTAAAGCAGAAAACACATCAGATATTGAACTTTCATTGCTAAAAGAATTTGCATATTCTGGAACGTCTGCTGCTATTATTCTTTTAAGCGATGATAGTTTTGTTTCATCTAATTCACCCTTTAAAAGATCAATCATCTCAAATGTATTTAAACTATTTGAAACAGCGGTCATTAATCTTTCTGCTGTCTCAGAATTTGAAGAAGACACAGAAGGAACAGCACCTAAACCACCAAATATTTGTTGAACTGCTTTATTAATTTCTTCATCTGGGGTTAACGGGTCGCATCCAAACGCTTCTCTTAAAATATTTTGTAAACTTTGACCACCAGCCAAACCTACAGCAGTTTGTGCTACTTTGTTTAGTAAAGAACAAAATCCATTTGTCAAAAAAGATAGTAATTTTTCAATTAATGATAAGAAAAGTTTTGATATTGTTGATTCTAATATTTTTAAAAACAAACTTGAAAATTTCTTAAATAATTGTACCAAATAAGAAAAGAAAGAAGGAAGTTTTGGAAATTTTGGAAGTGTAACAGAATAATTTCCTCTACAGTAATCTAATTCTAAAGTTTTGAAGAAATCATTCCATCCTGGTTGTGTTGCTATTGAGTTAGGTTTTGCACAAACTTTTTTTGCATTTATTATTCTTGATACAATATCAGCACCAGGAAGTCTTTTTAAATTTTCTAATAATTGATCAATACTTAGAATATCCATTAAAGCATCTGCATACGCATTGAATATTAATTTTTGTAATTCTCCTAGTTGTTTACCAATACCATTTTTACCAATAGTACCACTTTTACTTGGTCTTGGTCCATTTTCAACTAGATCTAGTAGTGCTTCTTCACTAAGAGTTGATTGTTTAATAGAATATAATTGATTTTCTAGTTCAGATATTTCGTTATTTAATTTAGAAATTTGTTGTTCTTCAACTTTTATTTTTTCTTTTATTGTAGATTTAGAAGTTTTATTTTCTGTTTGTTCTAATGATTCTTCTAAATTTTCTAATGTTTGTTCTCTATTAGAAACTTCTTCTTTTTTTGCAGCAATTTGTGCTTCTATTTCTTTTGTTTTAATATTGTTTTGTTCTATTTGAATTTGTGATTCTTCAATATTATCAACTGTAGCTTCATATTCAGCAACAACTTCTGCTGCTTCTTGTGCTTGTTGGTTTGCTTTTTTATCTTGAGACTTAATATAAGAATCTTTAGCAGATTCTTTAGCAAGCTCAATATCTCTATCTAATTCTTTTTGAGCATTAGAATATGCAACATTTTCATCTCTTTCTTGCTTTAATTTTGATGCACTTTCCAAATCAGAAGGGAATGTAGTTCCTTCTTCAATAAGTTTATCAATTGTTTTTTGTATTTTTTTAGATATTTCTGCTCTTTTATCTAAAGGCAAACCTTTTAATAAAACTGCCATATCTTTTGGAGCCAAATTCTTCAATGATGAGCGTACCATCTCTTTGAGATAGTCACCAAAACTCATTCCAGAAGCAATACATTCTAGTGATTGATTTAATAAAGCAAAGATTCCACAATAACCATAATCGTTTATTATTGAAGTGTAGATACTTTTTATACTTAAGCCTTTTCTTTTTAAAGCTTTAATTCTTTTCTTCATATCAACTAAAACATCAACTTCTGCAAAAAACTTTTCTGCTAATTGTTGGTTTAATTTATCACTATTTTTTATTAAATCGGCTCTTAATTTTTCTCTAAAATTTATTTCTTCTTCTTCTGTTCTGCAAGACTCAATATCTTGAATATATTTATCAAAAAATAAATCTGGAAAACTAGCAACTTTTTCAATAACAGAATTGGTTATATTTGTAACTGAATCGTTGATTGCTGAAACTACGCACTCTAACAGTGTTTCATCATCATCAATTAGTGTAGCTTTACCATAATCTATTCTTAATGATGGATAAGTATATTTTTTAATAAAGTCTAACCAAGGGATAGGCTCTCTAGCAATAATATCAGTGTGTATCTCTTCAATCCTACTTAAATAAGCAACTATTGTTGGATTATTTAAAGGTGCTCTATTACATAATTCATCTATTTCTTCTGGATTATTGATTGTAATATCTGGACAATTGCTTTGTCTTATTGTGACTAAGTTTATTTTATAATTTTGATCAACGCCAAACTCTAATTCGGTTGCTTTACGTTCATCTCCTAAAGTAAAACCAGCAATATTATTTGGAATAATGTCAAATTCATTAATATCATTAAACTTTTTTCTAGATAAAATATAGTTTAATCCATTTTTTATATCTATAACATTTGTTAAAATTTTATTAGAATCTTCATTACCAATTATAAATTCTCTAGTTGAAGTACCATAATATATTCTTCCATCATCTAGTGTATGAAATTTAGCTTGATATTTGCCATATACTCTCATAACTAATTCAAATCTGCTTAACATCATAGAGATATTTGACATTTTGATTATAAATGAAGAATTAACTGGACCAGGAGTTGTTGTAGTTTCTTCTTCTGGAGTTTGATAATCTTGTTCAATACCATCAAAATTAAAAGCTGGTATAACATATAAAATTTTTAATCTTCCACTTTCTTCTGGTGGTACATAATAGTCAATACCCTTAAAAGGACTTGGTGCGCCTTGTGTGCCATTTTCTAGCAAGTCAACAATTAAGTCTGTTTCTTTTTTCTGATAAAATCTCAACAATTTTTTAATTGCTGGTCTTTTATATTCTTTAATCCTTGTTACTAATTCGTCCTCGCCACCAGTACTGTTATATTTTGTTTCTATAACAACAGTATATAAACAATCTTTTTCATTTAGAAACGGATCACCTTCGTATGTGGTCCAATCTGGTACTAAAGCATCTGGATTAGGAGTACAAGTTGAACATGGTTTTGGAGCCAAAAATTCTTCTGGTGGTACAAAATCTTTACAAGTACTTTGTTCTAAAGAATATATTACTTCAAGTTCTTCAGAGTTGGCTACTTGTTGTCTGCTATTTGTTGATTGATTCTGTGATTGAGAAAAATTATTTGTTAATTGTTCTTTTGTTATTTTGAAATCTGTTGGCATTATGTTAACTTATGCTCTCTACTATTAATATATAGTGCTGACGTTTCTTTTAAATAATTCATTCTTAATAATGTAACGTTTGCAGTTAATTTAGAACAAACATCAGTAACATTTTGTAAATTTGTAATTTTTGTAGAAGTTGTAACGGCTGTTTGTATAGACCCTGCAACGGCTGCTGGAAACAAAAGTCCTGTTACTGCTGATATGTTTGTAGATGTTGTTGTATTGTATATTTCCTGCATTCTTACGAAAGATAAAAGTGCAGTATTTATATCTTCAATTGACTCTACTATTTCATTTAGACATTTTTCTAAATTTTCACCTTTTACCATTGGTTGCAATCTTGCTACTCTTTCAGAAGATGGTAATTTAAATTTTGTTACAAGTTTAAAACCAAAAAAATCAGTTATATATCTATCTTCAGTATCATTACCACCAATTAGTTCAACGCCTTTTGGAAATTTTATTTTTCCACCATTTGCGTTAGTTTCACCACCATTTCCCCAACCTTTTGAGTTTCCTTTACCAGTAACTATCTTTATACCGCCTTCTCTTGCTATTATTCTTACAGCATCAGCTTTTATGCCTATTGATGATCTAGATTTAATGCTTCCAATTTGCCCTTCTGCTAAACCAAAGTAATCATCTATGTCAGCTTTCTGACTTATATAAACTCTTGCTGCATCAGAAAAGAAATTAGGATCAACTTTTTGCTTATCCTTTGGACCAGTTTTAGAACCAGCCATAGAACCTACAACTAAATCAATTGCTGCACTTTCTGAAAACCCTGCGCCACCATACCCGCTTGCAAGATTGTCGTTTCTATCTCTTCCTAAAACAATTCTAGCATTATTATCGTTCTGTAAAAGAACTTCAGATTCTGCTATTGAGAAAGTTGGTACTGGTTCTATTTTTTTTGAATTACCAAAGCCTCTTCCTTGATTTCTTGGAGGTTTATTACCAGTATTACTCTGTACAGCATCTTTTGTAGGCTTATCTAAATTTTCTAACGATTTATCAGAAGAATTTCTTGCATTATCAGAAAAAAAATCCATATTTTTACCCTAGTTTAAATAGATCAAAAAAATAATTATTAAATATTATAAATTAACAATTCTACCACTTTTCTTTAGTAATATTATATAAGTTTTAAAATCAGAATAAAATCCATCTTTATCTACTGATAGTTGCAAAAAATTAGAACCACCAAGAGCAGTATCAGATAAATTGCCACCACTTAAATAAGCAAT